TGTTTCTTTAACTCTAAATATTTGTCATATTTTCTAGTTAATCTATTGCTGTCAGATGATGGCGAATATAACCAATGAGCTAATGTTAAAACTTTTTTATTACCACTCGCCTCTAAATTAAAAGTATTATTTCCAGTTTCAGAAATATTATATAGGGTTAATGTTAATCCTAGTTCTTCCATTATTATGTTCTTAATTACTTCTCCACATTCTTGAGTGGTAGTTAATGACCATTTCCATTCATTATTTAATTTTCTTTTGCACAAAGACCCATCTCCATCAAATAATCCTCGAATAAAATCTACTTGTAGCTCTTTTCTTAACCAAGTAGGAAAAGTTATAGTAAAACTTTTGGCTCGAGGACAGCCTAAAGAACTCATCTGCTGGCAAATATGTTTACTATATAATTTTAAGGAAGCAATTGGATAAATCTTATGGTTGACCGATAAATTACTAGTTTTAATTTTACTGCTTGGTAAGTGTAATAATTCTGCTAATTTAACCAAATGAGAATAATCTTCTCCCTTCAACGTTAGAATGAAAGTGTTATTAGTATCACAATTATAAGCATCGGCATAACAAAATCCTAACCAATAAGCTTTATTAGCATCATCAATGATATCAAAATAACTTTCTTGAAAATTAGTGGTTCTAATGGCTTGAGAACTAGTTCGAATCGTTATTTGATGCTCAGTTAACCATTTGATTATTCTTCGTTTATCAATGGAAAACTTTTCTGCTAATGCCTTAATGGATACTCCTTCTTGATACAATTGAATAATTGTAACTATATGTTGTTCGCTAAATGTTTCTTTGACTAAAGATAATTGATTGTCTGCTATTATTTGTTTAACTGCTACTTCTGGTAAATGTAATTTTTCTGCTATCTTCTTAATAGCAAAACCATTAGCTATCATCTCTTTTACTTCGATCATATTGTTTACTACCTAATCCTAGGATATACCCTCTACCTTTACTAAATATTTCAAAAAATAGGTTAAGTAGTACTAATCTACTTCCCCTATTAAATACCCCATTCATTTGTCGAGACTCAGTTCCATATTTTATTTTCATTTAACCCATTTATTTGTTTTAAACTTATAAATAGTTTGCTAAATTGTAAATTACCTGCGCCTCACCCATGGTCAATTTTAACCAAGACTTAATGTATAAATTATAGGACAAACCTATAAAATGAAAATTATAGGTTAACCTAACCGAGAGGTTGGATCTGGCTATTGACAGTCAAGAGGTTAATTATTTTGGTTGAAGATAAAAATGATAAACTTTAATGATCCAATCTTTGAATTCTTGTTCAGTTCTTTCTCTTTTAGCATAATTACAATATTTGCAACAAGCGACACAATTATCTTTTGAATGTTGTTTGTTATTATCTAAACGATCTAATCCATTATAAATAAAATGACCTTTATCTTTCATTTCTTGAGAAGATTTTTTAGTGGCAACATTTTGTGAATTAGCGGGAGCAGAATTACAATAATAACAATTTTGCTGAGAGATATGATAGAAATCGTCAAAATTTATTTCTGGATATCTAGTTTTCCAAATTTTTCTCGCTGATGCTATTTCTGGGCTATATTTAATGCATTTAGAATACATGTTCTTTACTCGTTTGGCGCGTTGCTCGACATTCCAACAACCACAAGATTTAGTGCCTCCCGATCGTAATTCTTCCGTTTTGATATTCTTAATGGTTCCACATTCACATTGACATACCCAGGCCGAACGATGATTAATGTCCGGAGCTTCCGCCATCACAGTTAATCGGTGAAAAGTTAATCCAATTAAATTTAATTTTTTCATATGAATTGATATAACGACAAAAGCCACCGTAAGGTGGCTTTTGAAGACTATTTGGCTAATTAGCCGTAGTTATCAGGCTCCGATAACTACGCTCTTGCGCCCAGCCGCACAACCACGAGGGTTGACGATGGCGATACCGATGATTTCGGAAACTACCCAGCCTAGCTTTAATTGCTTCGGTTCGTCAGCCGGCAACACTTCGATGTCTTGGCGAATTGGCATTACACCAACGAACTCGGGATCGGCAGCGCCGTAGATCGTGCCCGGGGGGACAATCTTCGACACCATAATATCCGTACCCCAAATATGGGCATACAAGCCGGTTTGTAGAACTTCTCTCATGGTTACAGGATCGAAGTCACCACCACCGACACCTTGACCACCACCGCTACCCCACTTGAGAATATCAGTGAATTCATTGATATTCATGAAGTATTTGGTGGTGACTAAGTCCCAACGATCGATTTGTTGTTTAATTTCAACGAGGTCTCTCTTTAATAAGCCGGCATCAGCGACATCGACTAAAGAGTTTTCAACGCTAGCAGCAGCATCTAATGCGGCAAACACGTTGGCGTCTTCTTGAGCCATGATTTCTTGACGAGCTTTTTGAACTGCACGATCAATAACATTGAATCGGCGTCTTTTAACTTCGGCAATTCTAACGGTGGGGTTGGCGAAAATTTCAAACTCTGGAACAACTACGCGGTCACCGAAAACACGAGACTCTGGTCCGGTACCATTGCTAGAAATAACAACAGCAGCCACATCAATATCTCGGTCATAAGTGGGCATGGCTCCCATAGGAAGTGGGTCTACCACTAATGCTCGACGAGCAATGCCGTGGTAGTCCAAATTTCGGCGAATCGGATTCGCCATAGCTTGAGCTAAGGCCACTTTACCATCTTGAGTATTAATAGCGCGAGAAATTAATTCATCACGTTTGTCATCGCTTAAAGATGGTTGACCTGCGAAACCCATGTTTGAGGGTTGATTTTCTTCCAACACTGAAGCATATTTAGCCAGTGATTGTAGAGCGTCTTTTAAAGAACTTGCGTTCAATTCGCCCTTGTTATTAAACATATTCATGTTTTCTCCAAAGTATAAAAGAATTGTTTGCCGAACTAAATCAGCCACACAATTATTGTGTGATATTGTTATAAGTAATTATTGCTATAAAGATAGAAAATATTTTTCGATAAAATAAAAAAGCCGAGAATAAACTCGGCTTTTTTGATACTCTTAATTAACTAAGATCAGACCTTAGATAATTCACCAAAGAAGAATGTAGCGAAAGCAAAGGTACGAGGACCAACGGAGCTACCCGAAGGACTGTTCAAAGCGGCTACTAATCTGTTAGGCGTATTGACTAAAGAACCGTTGGTCTCGAAGTCAACGAAGCGACCACACACTGTTTTACCAGTGCTACCATCAGCCGTGCTACCCGTAGGAGCAGAAGCTGCCGTAGGAGTTAATAAACCAGCCGTAGTATAGAATAAGGGAGAACCCACAGCGACTGTGGTATTGGTGGGTTGTAAACCAGTGGAAGCGTTAGGATCACAAGCATCTAACGACACGGCATATAAACCGGGTTTATCCCAGCAAGTAACTTTGCCAGAACCGCTAGCAGTGTGAGGGCCTAATACAGCGCCCGTGGTATTTTGTCCAACAGTTCCACCAACTACCGAACCGAATAAGGTTCCGTAACCAGAGATACCATCGTCAGCTAACATTAAAGGACGCGAATAAGCGTCTAAGGTTTTGGTGACCACTGGGCGTCTAGCAGACGAACCAGTGTTAACATAACCGTCAAAAGAATCAGAAGCAGCTTTATCACCAGGAGGAACGGCAGTTGCTACTAACGTAACAACTTCTCCACCTTTTAAGGTTAATACTTCAGAGTCTAAGCCGTCAAATTGGCCTAATGGTTGAGTACCAGGTTGTAATAATTTTAATGCCATGTTATTTTCCTAAATTTTTACATATCGATTTATTCGATAGAAACTTACACCTTACTTACAAAATTTAATTACATATTTGTTTATTGCCAGATTTTATGAAAATTATTTTAATCTGTCGACAAAAGTTTAGGGGGTCCACTTAAATCTAACGGAGAGCCAAAATCTTCTTTTGCTTTATCTAAAGATGCCGATAATTTATCTAAACTGTCTTCTTCAATAGACCCTGCCGCCTCCATAACTTTTAATAATTCAGCAATGCTAGTTCTAAAAGTATTCATCGCATTAATAACATCTTGAAAATCATCAGCTATTAATCCGGTCTGACCGCCTTTTAAGCTCACACCTAAAATACTAGTTTCTAATAATTTATCGACTACACCTTTACTTTTAGTATGTCGATTTTTATACATACTGGAGCTAAAGTTCTTATAAATAGTATCCATAAAGGTACTCATATTAGTTGCTAATTCTCTTAATTTTTTAACGGCATTGATTACGGTATGAGTTTTTGGTTGTTTAGATAATTCCATTAATTCTTTAGCGTCTCTGGGCTTTTCTAATTCTCTAATAACTTCATTTAAAGATCGGTATAATTGCATAAAATCAGCTAGTCTATCTTTAAATTCTCTAATATCTGATAACATTTCTTGACTATATTCATGACCGGTAATACCTAAACCAGAGTTATTGTCATCTAAGAAATCATCTAATTGTTTGACTAAATTTTTATAATTTTCTTCTAATCCTTCATCTGCATCTGCAATATGTTGATGAGCATAAATAGCACCAATAGTGGCAGCTGCAATAGCAATAGGTATCAATATTGCAGCTTTTTTCTGCAAAGACTTTTTCGTTTGTTGAGACGATAATTTTAATAAACAAGAATCGGCTAGTTTTCTTAATTTATCTTGATCAGTATTATCAAAATTATTAGCTAATTGAACTAAGGTTAAAGTTAATTCTTGCTCTGCATATTTACGTTGAGTAGATAATCCATCCGGAGTTTTGTTAACAATTCTCAATAAGATATTTTGACGCTCTTGATTATTTTCTACTAAGGCATTTAATTTATCATAAGAGGGACCAATAATAACTGGTTTTTTATGAGCAATTTCAATAATATTTTGTTGATACTCCATATCTTTAGGAGCGGGATTTTTTACCCCATATAATTGACTGATTGCTTTAGCATCTAAAGAATCGGCTCGTTTAGTTTCTTCTAATTTCTTTTTGGCCTCAGAAGAATCATTAGCAATTAGACCTTTTTCTTGTGAAATTTTTATAAAATTATCAAAAATTTGGCTTCTGGTCATAGTTATACTCATCCATCTAGAAATTAAAAGTTACACAATGTAATCAATAATATGTCGAGCTATGCCTTAATTAAGTAGCTTTTTCTGCTACATCATCAATAAACAAATCTACAATTTTCTTTTTAGACTTAAAATATTTAGGAATAAAGACCATCGTTTGTCCGGGAGTGGTTCTATTGTAGGTAATTATTCTATTTTTAATAATTTCAAACGCAGGAGAAGTGCGAATAATATTTTCGTAACCCTCTAATCCGTTATACACGTCTTTAGCAAATTGGATTAACATCGCCGTAATAGAAGGATCATTGTTAGCGACGCTTTCCACCCAATTAGTATCTCCGGAATTAAATTGTTCTTCTATATAATTAGATTGCTTTGGAAATTTAGTTTGTTTGGAAGTTACTAAGGGTACTGGAGTGGCAGCAATTGGCTTGCCATCTTTTAAGCCGCCATCAAAAGCGTTAGGGCGGCCGACAAATTTATTCACTACATCTCCAGCTACCAATAAGCCAGCCGAAGCTAAAATAACTTTAAAAATCCAACCTAATACTTTTGCTAATAAAGTCATGGTGGTTTTTTGTCGAGCTGCTAATCCGCCGCCCCATTTAGCAGTTTTAATAGGTTGTACAATAGCTAATTTAACTAATCTAATATCTTTAGATAACTGAACAGTAGAAGTAGACTTTAATAACTTATTTAAAGTGTCTTCCATGACACTCGTATCATTACTAGTTTCACTAATAGGTTTATCAAATTCTTGAACTGAGCTAGCCACAATTTCATCAACTTTTTCAGAATTAGTTGGTTTATTACCAGTAATTAATCCTTTAATTTTATTAATAATAGAGGAAATAATACCTTTGACATCTACATGAAATACGTTGATGGCTAAGCCAATTAATCCGCCTAACCAGCCATAACCTAAAAAGCTAAAAATTAATCCTGGAGTTAATATTCCTAATAAGCTGCTGACAGGATCATTCGGATCAATATGTTGACCGAAATAATCTTTTACTTTATTAATCAATTCTGTTAACGGTCCGCCTTCTTGGGCTATTTTAATTAGAGAATGATTTTGTAGCAAAGATTCTACAATAAAGCAATCAGTATAGAAGCTAATTTCTTGCTGATTCATTTTTTAAATCCTTGAACTCTTCCCGCCTCATTGAGCCAACGATTAATAACTCGCATATTAGAGTTATAGATAGGCGTTTGACCTTTAACAATATTTTGTTGTTCAGAATTAAACTCTGCTCTATCTTCTGACGATCGAACTCTACCATAGGTATCATAAAATTTTTGAATTACACTAAAAGTAGTAACTAATATTTCTGATAAGTTTTGGATAAATGGCGTGTAACTAAATAATGGATTTCTAATCCACTTCACTACAGTTTCAGACCCACCATTTAATGGGAATACTAATTGTGGCAAGACTGTTACTTTTTTAATTTCTTGAATAATAGAGATTACACTGGCCTGTGCTGTTTTAACAAATTCCTCTTCCGCTCCAGAAGTTTTTTCTAAAAAGTTGACATAAGCATTAAAAAATGATAGTATGTCATCTAAATTAATAGTGTGCAAATTAAGCGGCATATATTGCACTAGATTTTTTAACATTTGAGATTTGACTTGAGGATTACTAGGGACGAGTCCAGTAGTAGTTGCAGGTCCAGCTCCTCCAGCAGGAGAGCCACTACCACCAGGATAAACTCTGGCATTAGTATCCGAAGTAGGAGATAATACGGTGCAGGGATGACCATTTTTATCTGTAAATTCTCGACCAAAAGCAGTTACAGCATTAATATATAAATTAATAGCTTTACTATAATTAGTAACAAATTGATCATGTCCTTCAGCGGCATTTCTTAAATGTAATGCACGTTTATATAAAATATGAACAGCTAAACAAGGATCTCCAGATTCTGGGTCAAATACTTTGACAACTTTAGTAGTTGGATTTTTACCTCCTAAGTTGACTTTTATTTGTCGATTACTCAGCCAATTAGTAAAATTTGATTTACTTTTTAAATCTTCAACAGTTAAAGCATTAACATTGTCGGCTTTGAATAAATTAAACGGTGCATTATTTAAATTCTCATTGATAGTATCATTGCCTAAAATAGCGGGTAAGATATCTACAATTAAATTAGGATCTAAATTATCTGCCGGTTTGGGACTAGTTTTTGTTTCAATGGGTTTCTCACCTTGTATTCTAAGAAAACCGTTTGCTTCTCCAATTAAACTGGCTAACATAAATTTTAATACATTATTTTTTTGAGTTTCTGGACTATCTCTTAAAGCAGCTAAATATTCTATTAGTGCATCTTTATTTGCATAAGCTATGGTTCTTATTGGTTGACGATCTAAAGATCGATCATTTCTATCAAATGGTAAAGAGGTAAAAGTCCAATTATTATTAATAATCGAACGATCTTTATCAGCTTCTTCTTTAGTCCAAGCAAATCTTTGATTTTTCCAAGTTAATTTGTTAGCTGCCGCCCAGTTTAAAAAATCTCCTAAAGTTCTAAAATTAGCGGTATTAGCTTCTATTTGAGTACTACCGCTTTGAGTTCCAATTGGAATTCCTGCCGGGGGAGCTTTAGGATCTTTTAATTCTCGTTGTAAATTATACAATAATTTTAATGCCAAATCATAATCAGGTAAAGCCTTTACTATTTCTTGATTTTGATTAAAGTCTCGAAAATTTTCTAAAATATTTTGTTTAGATTGTTCATTATCTTGAGCTTTTTTTTCCAAAGCTCCGCCCGCCTCTAATAAAGCTTGTAATAACAGTTTATTTTCATAAATAAAAGACATGGAGTTTACCTTTAGGCTATATTAGAGTTTGGATCGAATGATATTTCTTTTATTTGATTTTTATCAATTATTGGATTTAATGATTGACGATTAGTAGCAATTATTTTATTAATACGATCAATTAAATTATTAACCGTTTTTCTCATAGCAGGAAAGCTATTAACTTCATTAGGTTGATATTTTAAAAAATCTACCATTAATTTTTGTAATCCTTGTTTACTTTGTAAATAGTCTAATGCTACATTACCATCAATATTAATGGGACGATTATCTTTATCTAAGACTCGTAAAAATGGTAAACGAATATCTTTTGATTGTTCTAAACGCTTTTGATCTGCTTCATTTAACATAGTCGGATCTTTGCCGGGTTCTACTGTCAATAAAGCTTTTGTCTGGTCTATATAGCTTTTATAGGCCGGATGATCTAAAATAGTTTTAGAATAAAAATCATAAAACTCAGTTAGTTTATTAACTAATTTAGTAATAGTCACTGCTCTTTGAGAGAGATTTTCTTTAGTTAAACCGCCTTCTGCTACAGGATCTTTATAAGGAGGAATAGCTGCTTTAAATGCAGCTAAATCTGATCTGGTAAATACTCGGCGATCATTAATTGAAGTTCCACCCAATGCTTCATTAGCTTCTACTAATGCTACAGCTAAAGCATACACATTACGAACTGCATTATTAGTGCGAGTTTCCCAGCTACCATCTGGTAATTTTTCATTTATTTGAGATCCTGTTCTACGTAATTGATCAATAACATTATCTAATTGAATTAGATCTGTAGGTTGTTTAGATGACAGGGTCGTATCTCCCGGATCTGGAGAGTATTCATCGCCTCGTAATTCAGCATTATTAGCAAATTGTTCTACCAAAAAATCATTAAAGTCTCTTCTGGTATCGTTTTTATCAACTTCTTTTACTAGTTTACCGTTTTTATTGACAGGTACTGTTTTATATTTAACCGCTGCTGCTGCAAAATTTTGAATAGCTTTTTGCATGCGACTAATATCATTATTAGCTACATAGCCAGTAGGTTTAGATGACACGCTAGGACTGCTCTTTTGAGTAGAAGGAAGAGGAATCGAGTCATATTCTTGGGCTATTTTGTTTATTTCTTGTATAATATTACGTTTCAACATATTATCAAAACCAGTTTTTTATTTGTTGTAGCAAGTTAGAATTAACCTTAGAGTATACAGGTAGTTTTTTAAGCTCAGTGTCAATATGATTTAAAAACTTTTCAAATTCATGAATTTGATCTTGAAATTGATCTTCTGTTATTTCATTGTTCTTTATGTTTTCCAAACAAGCAGAAGCTTTCATCTGCATTTTTTCTATTTTTTGTTTAATCCAAAGTTTTGTGTTTTTCACCTCGGGCGTATCTCCTAATTCTTTATGGATCTTATCCATTTTACTAAGCATTTTACTGTATTCGCCTAAAAATTCAATCCAGATATTGTGCTTTTTTTGCTGGTTTGTAAAAACTTTTACTTTTTCTTCGTTTTCTGGTTTTTTTTCTTCTGGCGCCTCCTTTGATTCTAATAAATTTATTTTATTCACTAACTCTATCGCTTTAGTTAAATCAGAGCCAATTGGATTCATTATTGGTTCTACTATGCTCCAACCATCTTCCGAAATTCCTTTCTGGAACCCAGGCTTCAAGAAATCATAAAAATTATGATAAACATTTTTAGCTTTTTTAAAATTATTAGCATTATATACGCTTAAATTATTTCTAATAATAGAAACAAAATTAGAAATTTTTTTTGTTGGTTCGTCAAGCCAGAGCGCGCCTAGTCCCAGGGGACCAGCTAACATCAGCGGCGCTTTCTCAATTTGTGAAGATAGGTGTTCAGTCGTATATTGTGAAGCTATGTTACCAACTTTTTCTATTCGCTCTTTAATAGAGGCTACTAAAGAGCCTAATTCTTTTTTTACTTCTTCTAATGTTTTATTTTCTTCAGCTAAAATAACTTTCACTGCGTCAATAATCTCTCTATTAGCTAATTTACCCGTTGGCTTCTTCTCCACCATTTTTAAACTTTTTAATTGTTGATCAATAACCGTTTCAATGATCCCTAGCTCCCCTAATCCCGGCATGTGATAACTTCCCTTAGGATGAGCTTGATCAACCAAATCTTCTCCCGTTTCTTGAGAAGTTTGATACAAAGTATTAGCTCTTTTATAATTAAGTAATTTATGCTCTAAATCTCGAGCCTCTTTTTCTAAGCCAGATTTCTTCATCTCCGCACATAAGTAAATAACCTGCTCCACCAAACTACCAGAAGTGGGCTCCGGGCTTTTAACTGATGCTGTTTTGTTTAAAGTTTCTGGCTTTACTAATCCCTTATCAAACGCTAATTTCTCTAATGAACGCATGATGGCAGAATCTTCAAACTTAATGTGTTTAAAAGTCATATGGCCTCAATAAAATTATTTATTCTATATAATGCCACAATATAGAAAGTTTCACTCATAAAAGATAGTTTTTGTTACTCTCTACAATATTAGTACCATAAAACTTCAATAAATGGTAAGGTGGGTGACGGTGGCGCAGTCACCATCCCGACTGCCGGATGAATATTGCTAGGTCTTCGGGTAGTTAACATTCCAATTTCACTCACATACAAATTAGCTCTCACTGGATATTGTTGATTCGTCTCATATTGATCAGTCTGAAAAAAGATTCTATCAAACCAGACCGTTACTCGACCTGATCCTTGAGTACTATCATCTCCCGGAATATTAGCCACATAATAAGTATAATTAACTATGGTTCGAATCGCATTCGGTGTGCCCGTGCCAGTTAAATCAAAATTTAACGGAGTGCCCGCCACAAATTTAATAACTCCATTTTCCGCATTTAACACCACATCAATAGTAGAAGTAAAACTAGACGGCACAATATTCGGTTTTCTTAATTCTGCCTTAATATCAATCGGAGTAACGGTAGTTCCATTAGGTCCTGGTACCCCAACTGCAGGTACGACCACTACCTCATTCCACGATACGTTGGTAAAAGCACGAGTCTTGATATCATCAATAATGCCAATAGGAGCGGTGCCGTTGCTGACAGTGGCCATGACTTGGTTGCCGATGACGGTCAGCTCCGCTATTTGCCCCGGTTGGAACTCAGCCGACGGATCCACAATAAACGACATCGGCAACGCATTGCCGGTTTGAACTAGCCTAAGAATGGTGTCCTCCAGACTTTAATCTCTTTACAATATTGCATGGTTTTTCCTTACAGATATATATCTTGTTATCCAACCATGGTAAGAAAAAAATATAATTCTACTGTTATTTCCCAGATAATTGATCTATATCAATCTGGATCCACTAGTTCACAAATAGCACACCAATTTAATTGTTCGGCTACTTTTGTTCTTAATTCTTTACGTCGGAATAATATTCCAATTCGTTCCACGACCCAATATACTACCAAATATTTAGCTGATGAAAATTTTTTTCAAGTTATTGATTCTCAAGAAAAAGCTTATATTTTAGGATTTTTATATGCTGACGGCAATAATTATATTAAGCCACCACATCATTACGAAATTAGCTGCAAATTACAGGCATTAGACAAATCTCATCTAGAAACAATTAGAGATATTATTTCTCCGACCAGCATCATTAAAGAAATAGATAATCCTCCTTATCCAGCTTGCCTATTAAAAATAAATAATAAAACTATCTCTCAGCAATTAACTAACTTAGGCTGTACGCCTAATAAAAGTTTAACCTTAACTTTCCCTTCTTGGTTAACCTCAGTTGAGATGCAACAACATTTTATTCGTGGATATTTTGATGGAGATGGTTGTTTATACCAGAAACAGCCAACACCCACGGGCTATATCAATTGGGGCTGGCAAATAACATCAACTCATGATTTTTGCCAAGGTGTTAAAAATATTATCCAACAACACTTAAATATTACGCCGAGTTTGCATTTAAGCGGTAAAAATACAATTACCACCACACTTTCGGTGGGTGGCAATTTGCAAGTTAAGAAGTTATTATCTTGGATGTATCAGGAGGCTACTATATATTTACCTAGGAAATATTCTAAATATTTAGAATTAATTAGTTAATCTGCATCTTCAAATAAATCGTCTTCATCGCTTTCTTGATCTTCATCTTGTAAATTTACTAACTCATCATCTTCATCTAATTCCATGGCGATACTTTTAAATAATAAGTCATCATTGGAGGGTTTAGGATCATTTTTTTGCGTTAATAAACTTTGAAAAGTTAATTCATCTTTGGCTGGCTCGGTTAATAGACTGTTAAATGATAATTCTTCTCCGGGTTGTGGATGTTCTGGGTCTACTGGAGTTTTTGGATCATCTAACCACTTCATTATTTTTTGATAAAATTCTTCATCTGAAGACAGTTTAGCCTGATTAATATCTTGTTCTTGAGCAATTTTAGCTAAGATTCTTAATACTCGATCTGCTTTAGCGGTTAACCCAGCATCTTCCAATATTTCCATAGCAGAATTAAGATATTCTGCCGCTTTGACCAAATTGGTCATTGCTTGCTTTTTTTCATAAGGTTGCAATTCTTGTTGCATTCCTAAGACTAATTCGTGTTCTATGCTGGGTTTTGCCATCGTTACTCCTATTTAGCCATTTCTTGAGCTAAATCTTGCAAGACTTCTGTTATTTCGTCAGCTTGTTGTAACATTCCAGCTTGATCAAAGATCTCAGCCGCCGCTTGCAAATAATCAGCGGCTTGAGCTAATCGTTTAAATCCAAACCTAGTTTCTACTTGATGAGAAACTAATTGTTTTTCCATTGAACGATAAATTTCTTCTGTTACATTAGTATTTTTAAACATTTAACTATTGAGTCCAATCTTCGTAGTCTAAATCTTCATCTTCATAGCCATCATAATATTTTACTTCAGCAGACAAAGGTTCATAGCCAGGATAATCATCTTCTCCTAATCCTGGCACATGAGCGCCTAAATCTGCAGGTAAACTATCTAAAACATTTTTTGATAATGATTTATGTACACGAGCTACTACATTATCATTTTTGTCCTTAATTTCTACAAATTATTCCTGATCGTTCCAAGACGCTTTACTTACTTTTTTTTTGAGAGGCTTTTTCTTTCTCAGCCTTTTCTTTAGCCATCTTATCTTTAGCGGCTTTTTCTTTGGCTAATTTTTCTTTTTCTTTAGCAGCTTTATCTTTAGCCATCTGCATATCTTTCTTTTCTTTTTCTTTGGCTTTTTCTTTAGCCATTTTTTCTTTGGCTTTGGCTTTAGCTTTAGCGTCATTCATATCAGCTTTTTCTTTCTTTTTATCCTTAGCCTTATCTTTTTCTTTCTTTTTGGCCTCTACTACTAAGGAGGCTAATTTTAAGCTAAATGTAGCAGTTTTTTCCATACCAACTGCATCTAAAGCGGCCGAAGCAGTGAGTAAGCTATCGATCGCAACATCAAAAGCAGCATCAGCTTTCATGTCATCATCTTTGGCATCTTTCTCATCTTTATCCCAAGCTTCCCCGACATCAGCGGCAGAGGTATCATGAGCATGAGAAGTATCATTGCAATCATCCGTATCGCAATCATCTTTTTCTTTTTCTTCAGCATATTTATATTGAGTATTGAACAAAGTTTTATACTCGGGGCTTTTTAAGGCTGCATCCATACTAGCAGCGACAAAATCTGATACACTATTTTTAGACATAATATCCTCTATTCAGTTTGTTGATTTTGCTCAGAATAATCTTTTGTTAGTCTTAGCAAATGCTGCCGATAATTGAGACCAATCATCATCTGCGGATGTTGCACTATGAGTTTCGCCCGCACCAATAAACCCTACTTGCGGCATACGATGAGCAGACTTTTGTAACATTGGGTTATGTTGAGCGACGACTCTCTTTAAAGATTCAAATGACTCATCATTAAACTTCATAATTTCTTCTACTTGAGCTGTCACATGAATACGATCGGAAGCGCACAAACCACGTTCCACCATATCATAAGCTAATTCATAAGCTCTAGCAATTTTAACTTTATAGTTATTTAGCTCTTCTTCCATCTTAGCTTTCACATGCTCTTTAGCTAATTCATTAGCAAATTCAGAGCCACCATCTACTTGACCCCAGTATTTGCGGTAGTAAGCTACGGCATCTTTATCTAATCCTTCAGAGACTAATTCATCTAAATCTGATGGATCTAATTTGCCTTCCGAGACTAATTTGTGAATAGCTTCAGCCTCTTTACGAACCTTAGGTGGAGCTTTAGCCAAATCCATCATGGATTTGTTAACTTCCGATAAGGTTTCTACATAACCTAAGTTATTAGAAGGCTTTACATCTAATTCTGTTTGACCATCAGCTAAATCATTAGCCTCATCTAACATATCGCTAAAATGAGCCCGCGACATATCTTGAACTTGACCATCATCTTGTTTACCTAAGGCATCAGCAGCTAATTTGGCTCTTAAGGCAGCGCGACCAGCTTTGCTATTAAAGGCTTGAGATAACATTTCTGGCTTGAGTTGAGTTTCTGGCTTCAAATCTCCAGCCTTGAGATCATTGTCATCATCTTTATGATCATCAGCTAAAGCGTCAGCTTCCACTTCGCCTTCTTCTACGACAGTTTCAAATAATGATTTTTCATGTTCATCTTCCATGTCTTTATCTTCTTCCATTAAAGATTTGACATCTTCTAATTCAGAATTAGTGTCAGAAATCATGGCCATTAAATCATCATCGCCATCGTTACTGCTATGTACGCCATCCATATTTTCTCCTTCAGCTAATGCTTCAAGTTCAGCTTCAATTTCTGCACGTTTGACAATAGCTTGAGTGCCACGAGCATACTTCACGAAAGCAGACATTAATTTGAATCCATCAGCCACTGCAGTCTTAGCTTCTGTTAAGGCATCTTCTGCAATGTTATTTACTAATTCTTGATTGGCTGTGGATACCACTCCCTTATCATATAATCCACTAATAAGATCTAATTCTTCCGCATGACCATCTAAACTAGCTACCGCTTCTTTCATCGCTTCTGTTAACATTCCATTTAATTCTTTTCTAAAAGAATTTAATGTTTTGGTACTAAAGGAAGCTGCAGCGGCCATCTCGCCACCGGCGCCATCTACTTCGCCCATTTCAGCTTTTTCGCCTTCTAACGCGCGAACTGTTTCTACTAAATCAGAGCTTAAATCTCTAACTTTTTCAGCTAACTCAGAAGCAGACTCTTTGACATCGCCAGATTTACCTGCGTCTTCTACTGGATCTAATCCAGCTGGAGCAGGAGCAGGAGCCGGAGCCGGAGCTGCTTCAGCAGGAGGCGCCATTTCTTGGGTCATTTCAGGAGCAACTTGAGCGCTTTTAACTAAGGCACGAACTTTATCTACTCCATGAGCTTTTACTTTTTCTAATAGTTTAGCTCCAAATGGTTTGGTAGCAATGTTGGCATATAATTTATTTGGTTTTCCACCAGATAATTCATTAACTGAAGCGCTCAAAATTAATTTGTCGCCACGATAAACTTCCCACGCACAATCACCTTTATTAATCGAACCGTCATTATTGCTAGCATAAGCAAATTTAGCACTCAGGGTAGAGGCTCGGCGTAACATTTCTTTACGCTTTAATTCGTCTGCCATATCAGCCGAACTAGGACTAGGGTGTAATCCATCGACCGGGCCTACACCAGGGAAAGGTTTTTGGCCAACCATTTGCTTATCTTCTTTATCACGAGCTTGTTCATTTAACTTGTCAGCAGGATATTTGGTTTTACCAGGAGTGGGCTCATTCACGCCGCCACCACCTTGGAAATAAGCTTGCTTATTCTCTAAGGCTGATTTAGCTAAATTAATAATGGCTTGTCGGCGAACTGCGCGCTCTTCGGATTCTGCCCGAGCTAACATTTTTTTGCGCTCTAATTCATTAGCAGGTTCTGCCGAATCTGGGCTGGGATGCATTCCATCCACGGGTCCAACACCAGGGAATCCTGATTGACCAACCATTTGTTTATCTTCCCGTTCACGTAATTGCTCGTTTAACGGATCTTTAGGATATTTAGCTTGTCCTGGAGTAGGTTCATTAACTCCACCAGCGCCTTGGTAATAACCTTTCTTATTCATATTGTTTGTACCTGACATAGTTTCCTCTTGTGTATGTGTAGAAGTGTTTACTAACTTATCTAAGCTGTGTTTCATTTGGCTTAACTTGGCCTCAATACCTTTAGTGACCTCTTGAAGCTCAGCAATAGGGTCCACCCCTACTTTAGCGGATGCAAATCTTGCATGTGGGGGAGCCAATCCAGAATCAGCCGAAGAGTTAATCTCTTCTGGCAATTGATCAAATGCAGTTTCATTAGTATGTTCTTGCATTTTTTCTTCTTCATTTAATGAAGATTGCAGTTCCTGGAAATCTGCAATAGCTTTTTCAACATCTTTTTTGAAATTTTCTAAATCACTAGAATTAACTTCAATATCAGTGACCGAAGCATTATCTCTTTGATCCCCAACATTAAAACTCAAACGAGCGCTAAAATTATCCGCAAACTTATTTATTTCTTGTTGTTTGCTTTCTACATAAGAATTTAAAGTGTTAGCCGCCGCAATAATATGCTTAATGCTAGCTTTAGGATCTGCACCATTTACTACTATCGATAATTCTATAGGATTTAAATCTAAATTAATTTCTCCATAACATGATTTGCGTCTCATATGATCACAAAAATCATGTTCTGTTCTAGCTACGGTGGCACAATCAGAACAAATAGCTTTTCCTACCGCCGTACCCATGGATACACAATTAGAAACTCCAGTAGCTACTTGTCTAGCTAATTGAGGGTAACCAGCCTTATCTAAAGCGCATAAAGCAATCACTCGTTTTAAATTACGATCATAGTAAGTATCAACGATAAAACCTCTGACATGATCGACGGAACTGGATTTATGATCAATGCACAGAGGTTTTCCTACCCATTTTTTATAGGCTTTAACTAATTCTTCTTCTGGAAAAATATCGCCATTCGCATTTTTATAAGGTCTCACATTGGGGTCATTAGAAGTCCATCTCCAAGTGTTTCCTCGTTTATCCCAACCTACTTCGACTGGTTGGCCTTTGGCATTGAGTTTGCGGGTGCCGTCATCGTTGAGAGCGGCTGCCTCTGCGGCATGCATCATTACGGCAGAGAAGTAGAGAAAGTCCTCGGCCTTGGGGGCAATCTTTTTTAAATTAGAGGCGATTTTTTTGAAATTTTCTAAAATTTCGGGATTGACAGCGGGTAGACAAGACTCAGTGCTCTCTACTCCATTAATTTCTATAGCTTCACCTATTTTAAGAAACATTCAAAATCTCCTGGTCTAGATATTTAAGGATTCTAGCTTCCATTGCTGATACTCATTTCTTGGAATTCAATATCTGTTTTAGTGCCTTTTCTTAAATTGCATGTAGCACATGCCGGAACTAAATTATGTATGTTATGTTGCCCACCACGAACTAAAGGTATTTTATGATCTAAATGCAGATTAAAACCAGAATTTACACTACATTTGCAATAATAACAACTATTATTATGTTTGATTAGTAGTTGTTTAATTTCTAATTGTGAGATATTTGATCCCGAAAGTAATCTTTTTCGCTTTCTATTTTTTAACAAAATATACTCTCGGTTAGCTAATCGATAATTCTTATTCTTAGATTGAAAATAGTTTTTATGAGATAAATAATATTTTTTCTGATGTTCTCTAATACTTTGCTTATTTTTTTGATATCTTAACTTGGCTAATTGTCGATGTTTCTCTGGATTATTTTTTCTATTTAAGCGACGCAAATAGTTGGCGCGTTCTTTATTTTGATGGCGATATTCTTTTTTATACTCCAGAGAAGAAGAAGGATATTTCTTTTTATCTGCTTGATGTTGTTGTCGATATAATTTAGCACAGTGTCGGCACTGATCAGATAAATTATCTGGTCTATTTTTGTGTTGACAAAAATTATCAGTGTCTTGAGCTATTTTACACATACAACAAGTCTTCAGCATATCTCACTGTTCTATTTTTTTAGTAGTGGATTCTTTAGTCTCTTTTTCTTTTTTAACTAAATCTTGAGCCACTTTTTTTTGTTCTTCTGGTACAGCTTCTGGCTCTACTACAGAAAGTATTTTGCCATCGCCACGTTTAATAAAACCCATTGTTACTCCACTTATTTACTACAATATAGCAATATTACTATCAATTTATTCTTTTGTTAACAATTGCGTCATTTAATTGATCTTGTCTTTTATTGAACAGCTCCATAATTAATGGAGTTTTCTTTTCAATTTTTAACTCATAATTGTTACTCACACTATCAATCCAGCTAGTAGCTAAAATATTAGTTTGAATATGAGTTTTGATTCGATCATCAATTATTTCTTCAATCTCTTCACATTTATCTTGCACCGCTTCAATTGCACCCACCACATCTTTAGAAAAAGATTTAGACTCTAAATCATCAAATAATCCAGAAAATTTATTTACTTTATCTTCTAATTCATCTACAGAAGCAATAAAAGATTTAATTAATTTAACAATCTGAGTATCTGATTCAAAAGATTGCATGATATTAACACATTTAAAGCCTTCTCGTTTGAAATCATTAAAATTTTCAATAGATTTATCTCTAAATCTTCGCATCGCAGCTCGAACTTTCATTATTTCTGTCGACTCTATTTCGGGATTATCTTTGAACGGAGTCTTCATAATATTTAAATGATCTTTAGCAATCTCTAATACTTTAATAGCATGGTTAAAAAATATTAAAGCTTTCTCTGCCTGATGCTTTTCTTCATCAGAGACTTCATAAGTCATAGATACTGCATAAGCTTTAGTTATTTTCATAATTTCCGTTATTATATATCTTGATTTATGCCTAATTTAGTCGTAGATGAATCCACCATTGTTATCTGTCGGTCCTGCTCCACGCATTCCAGCATCATTATTATAAACTCCGACTTGAGGAATCACATTATTAGAAGTACCAGGAATAACTGGTTGATGATAATTTTGACGGGTTTGTGGTTGATCCATAATAAAATTATAAACCGGATCAATTGGCTGTTGTCTCGTATCCACAATATGAGGGGCAAAAGAACCTTGGTGAGCTTGATCTAAGAAAGAATCTTTAGAATCACCTATGTATTCTCTTTGATTAGACACAATATCTGCCTCATTGATATCAGAGACAGGTCGACAAGAAGTAATTAATTTTTCAAATATTTTAATCACTTTAGGATCAACATTTTTGCCAAAATCTAATTTTTTAGCCTCAGCTAATGCTTGTTCTGGTTTTTTACCTAAATATTTACATTCTACTAACGCTACCGCTAATCCCGTACGATCTTTACCTGCATAACAATGAACAAAAGTGGGCCCATTAGTTAATAATAATTCTTTTAAATCATATCGTAAAAAATTTAATAAACTAGGTAAAAAATTATCTAATTCTAATGGTAAGATAATGTGGTCAATACCCAGTTTATTAGTAATATGAGCAATTTTTTCACCCGATTTACGATCCAAACTAACAATTTTGTTAATATCAAATTTGTTTTTTAATTCAATTACTTCTAAAGGATGGGGCGCGCTGCCTCGAAATAACTGAGGAGTGACTTGTTTAAATCTTTGAATCATAAGTTTCTCACTAAATTATTGAGAACTTCACGAATATAATGAGGATTATGATTAAATAAGACGTGTTTGACGAAAGTAATAGATTGCCCAATTCCTGAAGTAGGTGGTAGATTCTTTTGCGCTATTTCATTAGCATTTAATCCATAAAATTTCTTTCGTAAACTATCTAAAGCTTTAGATCTTTTATCTGGAGGTATTTTGTTAATAGTGAATTTAACAATATCAGATAAATATTTACCTACTTTAGCCGGGTCTCCTAACTCACTCACCGCTGCCGCTTTAACTAATTTACCTTTAACCTTAATTTTATGTTTTTTATTAAATTTAGTTAATGAGTTTTGTAGCGCCACCTTTTCTGGTTGTTGCAATTCTTTTCGATAGGCTTGATTAAACTCTTGATGAAATAATTTTAAAAAATAATTAACTTGTTCAGCTGAACCATGTTGTCTTAACTCTCTCATAATAGCAGAGAAAGAAAAATCAGTAGCTTGGGTTAAATCAATCATGGATTCAGCATGATGTTGGTCTTGATGTTTAAAAAACTCTATTTGACGTAATCTTTTTTCTGCTTTCTCTTTGGTGTCACTGGTTCCTAAATTTTTACCTTTTTCTGATAATACTCGATATTGACCATTGGGTAGTTTTTTTATTTTAGCCGTAGCTATCCATTGGCAGTGGTCTGCATAGTCAGAGGCCAAAGATAAGAGCTGTTTAACAGTAGACATTATTTTTTACTTTTAACAGGTCGTGGCAAACCATCAATAAATTGAGACTTGATATCTAAAGATTCACTACTTCGTAAAAACATATCTTCCATCACGCCTTTACCATCAATGGCATTTAAACCACGAATAGCTCGCTCACTAATAAAAACCAAATTACCTAACTCTAAAGATTTAGTTGATTTATTAGTATATACAGAACTTAATACTAAACATTCTCTATAAGCAGCCACTACTTTTCCACAAAATACTGCCGGATAAGCTGTAGAAATTTGTTCAGTGCTGACTTCTTCATAAGAATCGCCCAAATAAATTTCCACAAATTGGTCCTTAAACAAAGTGGCAATAAATTCTGCCATAGTTTTGGATTTATCCTTGCTACATTCGGCTATAGTTTCAAGAACCAATTCTTCAGTAATCATGGATATTCCTTAAATTTTGATAAAAATTGCAAGTGATACTCATAAGCTACAGCGGGATCTAATAGCTGATGCGCAGCACGTTTGTTAATTACTTGAGCTGAAATATACGGAGACCCAATTTTTTGGGTAGCTTGTTTAAAAGTATCAGTTAATAATTCATTTATTTGAGCCACCGCTTGAAAACATTGAGGTTTCGGTCCCATTATTTTACACTCTACCTCTACCTGATTATCTTGATGATAAATCGCAGTTGAAGCTAATAATTCTTCTTCTAAAACGGCCGATAATACTCTAGCATACTCGGAGGAGTCACAAATATTATTAGAAGTTATTTTTATAGAAAAATTATGGTGCGGCAAATATTTCTTATATAATTGTTTATTGCTTTTTTCGCTCGCCGCCACCATTTGCAGATATTGATTTAAGACAGAGGATAATTCATCTTCATAATATTGAAAATCTTTATTAGATACATTCTTAGTGGATGTTTCAAGAGGTAAATCTTTTTTAGCTAATTGATTATAAATAGTCGTTAAATATTTAGTATAGGGAGCTTCATTAGCAGTATAATATCTAGATTCTTTTAATCCTTTAGAAAAGGCAGCAATATCTGGATTCAGAATATGTTTCCAGGCATTAGCATATTTAGCATTGCTTAATAATTTTAAATAATCTTTAACTCCTTCTAATAAATTAGGATAAGCTCGATATTTAAGATTTCTTTTTTCCCATTTTCCGGGTTTAATTTGTTCATCAGTGGTTAAATCATCAAAATAATTAAAACTACCCTTACCATCCGTAGTAATATTTCCAATATTATAATTCCACATGCTTTTACGGTGACCCGTTTCTAAAGCATTATGAGCCATAAGCATGTTAATTTGCTCTTTAGAAGGAGTTGTTCTAAAAAGTTCTTCCCACGCTTTTACCATGGTATTAGCTAATTCAGAATCAGACACAGTAGTTCTAACTCTTTTTACTCTTTGACCCATAATTATCTCCGAGAAGTATTAGCTAATTTAAATAAATTGCTAGCAAGAGTAGGCTGAGTTTTTTGTATTAAAGTCGCATATTTCTTAATATAGGATTTGACAATCATCGGGTCTTCATTAGCTAAGGCTTCTAAGCAATGAAGAAATTTTTGATGAGAGGTTTTACCCCATAGTTCTTTAGCTATTTGATCGCTTTTAAACTCTGGATCTTCATCTTCTTCTAAAGAAAAAGATGGCGGTGGAGCTTGCATAGTATCAGCTTCTGAATTTACTGGAGATTGCCAAGTAGATAACGGCGACTCTTCAGCTTTCATTGGCAAAGTAGTAGTTACTGTAGATTTATTTTCCACGGTATCTGTATTGTCAAAAGCAGTAGGAGAAGGTTTAGCCGGAATAGTAGCAGGCTTATCAACTAAAGAAGGCATCGCTTCTGCTGGCACGGGTTGTTGCTCTAATTCTTTAACTTTGGTGGGCGGAACCGGAATAGATAAATCTACTTTATCCAAAAATCCTTTGACATTAGCCAAATAAAAATCTCTAAAAGATTTATCATAATTATTAAATGCTTTTACTATTTTATCTGTTCCTTTGAGATAATTATCAATATCTCTCACCGACCTGGCAGAGGCCATTACTTTAAGAGCAGAAAGCATAGAATCTAATAAAGTTTCAGACTTATCTGTCATCGCAGCAGTATCTTTTTTCAATTTTCCTATTTGTTTAGGATATCTTTTTTCCCACGCAGCTAAAGCTCGATCTCGTTCGGTTCCAAAAAATAAATCAAAAAAACCAGCTGTTTTAATACTAGTCATATTAGTACTAGCAAAACGATTTTTAATTTCTTGCAAATATTTTTTTTGCTCATCTCCTAATTCTTTAAACAAGAATTCTTGATGAACCGCACTGACATCCAAATTTAATTCATTAATAATGTCTATTATTTTAGCGGACTTTTTATGAAATCTACCTAAATCAGCGATAGCGGACATATATTCGCGTTTTTTAATATTAGAATTCATGGATTTAATTAAAGTTTTAAGAGCCACCGAATCTTCTCCAGCGTCTCCATCACCAATTACTTCGCCCGCTACAATAGAACGAATGGTATCATCCTTTAATCGTAAACTATCCATTACTTTTTTAAATTCTGGATTAAAGAAATTTTCTGTCGCAATCCCACTAAGATTGGTTTTTTCTCTTATTTTATTTAAAATGCTTCTTTTTTGAGCAATTTTTTCCATAATAATCCTTTAGCGGCATCTGATTTATAGAATGCACCTTTATATCCAAATATTGCTAGGATTACGCTCCAGGTGGAGGTGGGACTGGAGGTTCTTCTCCCGAACCCTTCTCTAATCCAGGAAGTCCTCCACCAGCATCTTGTCCTGGTAAAGCTCCCTCACTACCACCAGCCTCATTAGGATCTTTTTCTATTTCTGGAATTTCATCCTCTTCATCCAAGGCTCGTAAGGCATTCAAATCCATAGCCGCTAAAGACTCTTTCTCTTTTACAGCGATCGCACTTTGAATCGATTCTTTTCTCATCTTTCTAATTTCATCTTCAAACTCTAGACCCAAAGAACGATACAGCGTATGCAATGACGCACGTTTAGCGTCTCCTTCGCCTTGCGTTAAGGTTAACAAAGTATTAATATAATCACCAGCATCAAATAATGCCATATGATTCCAATCTACTTCGGGCACAATTAATTGCTTTTCTCCATGAGAATAATCATAAAATCCCTGGATCTTAGAAATAGGAGCGAAGATTTTTCTCTTTAACCAAGTAGATAGCATGTTTCGGAATTGCATATAGCGTTGCTTTAATACATCCAAGGCCACACTACCATTAGCATAAGTGGTATCCGCGCCACCATCCATTAATACCGGCGGTACTTGTAACCCAACATAAATCTCTTTAATAATTTGGGTAATATCTCCAGAAATGTCATAAATGCCTTGACCATAACCCACTCGTTCTACCGCTACGCCAGAATGAGTAAAAATCTTAAAATCCTTATCATATTGAGCTTGCTCAAAGACATTGCGCCAGGCTTCTAGGTCGGCAAAGGTGGGGTGAAGGCCGTCGGCAGCGTCGGTGCCGATTTTGACCAGGGTGAGGGGGTTTACCATATTATCCGCCTGGGCGTACTTCGAATTCCCCTGCACCGTCACCTTCCCATTTCTTCTCGTCACAAACAATCCCGTCGGTACCTCAAAACACCACACCAAACCATGATAATTTACTTTGTTAAAAGAAGCGCCTTTTTGATTTTTACCGCTACCATTAATTTTAGGTGTTAACCCTTTATTAGTATCAGACCATCGAATTACATATTCAGTACAAGTCTTTCTCTTGAAAGCTTGTAAAATAGGCACATATCCTAATTTATAAACTAACTCATAAACATCATCTGCTAATTGTTTAGAGGCAGTAGAATACTTATAAGACGATTGCGAGTTATTTAATTTCTTTCTAGAACCATCACCATCCAATAAAGCGTCTAAAATAATTTGCAATTTATCTGGAGATAAATCTAAAACAAATCTAGGAATTCGTTTGTTTTTAGAATCACACTTACCATCGATCCCAATAGTCTCAATTAAGTACTTATTGAGCAAATTATAATAAATAGTTCCGCTCCATTGTTCTTTGGGACAATGAGCCGAGAAGCCTCCGCCTTTAACTTTAATGGAGGTAGATACTTTTTTATCGAAAATCTGAGCAAAATTTTCAATATTCTCTCTCATATTGCGATAATATAAAGATTGCGTTAATTGAGTAACTACCACCCTATTTCTATGTTGATTGGTTTTTTTATTCAAACTACTATCAACACAACCCTCACTAATCACATTGCCAATAAATTTTAAATATACCTCAATCGGAACTTGTTTATCAATGACTGTTACCGACTCTACATTATTACCGGCCCAATCAATAACATTATTAAATTTATAAGAATGTCCAACGGATAATTCTCGAGCTGGAATTTTAGCATATCCCATTTCTTGATTGTTAATAATTGGATTGACCCACATTTTGTGATTGGGAGTAACTAAGCAATCTACTTTTTTACCTTGAAAATGAATCATATCTCCATCATAGTGAGACATATGCATTTCAATAGGCGTATGATATTCCATGGCTTGAGTCTTAGGATTAACACAAGCAATTTTAATATCATCTTTCAAAGTTAATAACGATAATGATTGATCCTCATTGACAATGATGCCATTAATGTAATTATCTTTCTCTAATTGGTGTAAATATTTAAAGCCTTCTTCTGTTAAAATTTCAGTGTGCTCATCATAAGAATTAGCATATTGGACTGTGATTTTACCATTTCTTCTAGAAATAACTTTTTTATTGGTCGCAATATTCCATAATTTACCAGTATACTCATTAAGAGCAATAGTCGCACCACCAAATTTATTCTTGTGATCAAAAGAACAGACATATGGATGATTGCCATACTCAGTAGTCGACCACATGACAATATATTCTGTCACTGATTTGTTATTGGTTTTAGTCGCAGTAGAAATACACAGATTCGGCGCAAACCCTAATTTAAATACTAATTCATATACATCATCAGCTAATTGCTTAGAAATGGTAGAATATTTAAAACTAGTCGACTTATTTGCTACTCGTTCTGAGCCATCTCCTTTAACTAATGCCTGCAATAATGTATTCATTAATTCGGGAGTTAAATTTAATACCCATCGAGGCAAACATTTATGAGCCGATAAGGTATTTTGATTAGTACCAATTTCTTTTTTAAAATGGTCAACGAGATCTTTGCCATGAATCACTACTTGCCATTTTTCTTTGGGAGTATGAGCAGAATATCCAGAACCAATTACTTTAACAGTATGATTAGCCTTTTTATTTAATAATTGGGCAAATACATCAAAAGACTCTCTCATCTCTTGATAACAATCACTAGAAGTTAATTGACTGACCGAGATAGACGCATCATGTCTATTATTTTGATCATTAGCATAAATGCATCCTTCGGAGACCAAATAGCCTAATACTTTTAAGTATAATTCGGTTGGAATATGCTTGCCATTGACTACCACGGTGGCCGGATGGTCAGTATTATTAAATTGGACTTGAGAATTAAATTGATAATAGGATTTCTTTTCTAATAAAGAAGAGGCCATCACCTTTTGAAAGTTATTATCAGTTTTAGCTACATCTAACCAACTAGTTGGTAAAACTGCTAAATCTACTTTTTTACCAGTCACCGAAAATATTTGACCAGAATATTGCTCAATAGATAAATTTTCAGGATAATCATAATTAACTTGGTTATTATCATCTACTAAGGCTAGTTTAATACGAGCTAGTTTATGATTGACTGTATTATTGACTTGTAAAAGGTCGGTGATTTTTTTAAAACCTTGATTGGTGAGAACTTCGGTGTCAGCGGAGTAGCACTCGCGTAACTTATCAAACAACATCAGCTGCCGGAAAATACACACCGGCAACCCCGTCCCTCGGATTTCATACGGACTAATTCTTCTCGCCAAATGAGAGACATGAAAATTATCTAAAGGAATATTCTCGCCACGTTTAACGGAATTAATAATGTGACTATTTAATTGTTTTCTTTGCTCAATATCAGTAGGTCGATTAGAAAAGATAATTTTCTTTAAATTTTCATCCGGGCGTAACATAATGATGGGCTCATTCGCCACTACAGTACGTTTGACAATCATATAATCTGGATTTTGAATTAATAACCGGCTCCATTTGCCACGACTTTCATCTAATTCTGAATAGACGAAAGACTCTCCCAATAACCAATATTCTTGGGCAATTTGAACGCAGACATTCATTAAATCAATTTCTTCAATCATATCATTGAAGAATCTTTCAATTTCTTTATTGGGACAAGTAATATTTAATTTACTAATAGGATAAGTGCTATGCAAATTAATAGCATTATGGACAAAGGGATTTAGTGCATAAAAGCTGCGACACCAAGCATTAATAGTGGCTCTATCTCGTGGTAAGTTTAAATTAGAATTCAACCATAATGGAGAATAAACTTCTGGAGATTGTTTAACAGTATCTCCGTTACCACCACGATAGTTTCCTCCAGAAGAGCTAACTACTTGAGCAAATTTATTTTGACCAACTGAAGATACTACCCTTCCATTAACCGTACTACCATCTTCTGAGGCTGACGGGCCCGAACCATCACGAAAAAATCCTTGATTGACTTCATTTGAGATTCCATCTCGTCTAAACTGTGACACTGATTTTGCCATCAAAGCGCTAACTTGCGGTACATCAGATCGAGATGCTAAATATTGCTCCGATTTAGAAGGGCCATCCCAACGTGTTAATTTATTTTTAGCCATGTATCCTCATTTTATACTATGCAACAATATGATATATATCAATTCTTAGCAATAATCAGAATTTACGAGAAATATAACCACCAGTTACTAATGGCTTATTCATATTAGAAAAATTAGATTTTTGCAAAATAGGATTATTATTAGTAAATCCCTTAGTAATGATAAATTTATATGCCAAATAGGCATTCAATAAGGCCATAAATCCGTCATTGGGAGTTCCGCCCTTGACATAATGGATTTGAGGATCCGCCCCCATTCGAGAAATAGAGGGCTTAATTTCCATACTACAACAATGATCAATTAACCAAGCAATTTTTTCATAGTCTCCAAAAGGAAACTTAATCATCCCATTCTTTAATTGTTCATATAATTCTCCAATATAATAATCTCTTTCAAAGACTAATTCTTTGGGAAAAGCATCTATACTATATTTGATATGATTATTGACTTTTGGATGAGCACGAGAGACAATATATTTGTCCCCATAAATTTGATGTAACGTTTGAGAAAAATCATTAGAATATCCAATATCACCAATCGCTAAATTCACACCATATTGTCTAATAATTTGTTCAATCAGACCCTTTTTGCTTTCCGGATCGTTTCTTTTAAATTTAGTGGCAAATTCAATATGTAATAATCCTGGGCCTTTAGCCGATAACACCACTGCTGTACTATAGGATTGACCTTTAGATTTAGAATTTTCAATATCGGCTAATTGTTCTACGTCTGCTCTAGCACCATAATCGATACCTAAGACTACGATTTGTTGATCGGTACCATTTCGAGAAGGAGCAATACGAGCACTAAATTTACGGTCATCTCCACATTTCTCTTTAATTTCTTCTGGAGTAATGGGACTAGAATCTCCTTGAAAGAATTCTCCCATAACTTCGTTCATGAAGACACGTTCAGTATTAATAGGATGATTCCCCGGCATTTCATTATCCATATCTTCTCGACTAAACATAGGCATGTATAATTGATTGATATGGAACCCAACCATTTTGCAATCCGGATCATCTGGGTCTCGTAAGGCAGTCCATTTACCTCTTTCTGCCGCTTCTAATTTATTTTGCTCATGACCACAATGTGGGCATTTAACCATAAATCCATAAATCCAAATATTCTTCCAATCATCTGATCCAGGAGTATATAGAGGAAAATATTCTTTACATTTTCCACATCCTAAATAATAATATTGTTGAGAAGAAGTTTGCCACATTTTATGGAAATCAGAGCCTTTTCTTCTAGGAGTTCCAAAATAAACTTGAACTCCTTTAGACGGTTTACCATATTTGGCTGTTGTTAAAGTTTTAAGAGAATTTCCAATGGCAATACTAGTAGTTTTCTGGCAATTATGAACTATCGGACCACCTTGATGCTTTCCATTTTTATTTGGCGCCAAAATAAAATTATGATTATCTTCTACTTCAATATCATAGACTGTTTTTGTCTCATTCGAATATTCAATGCTATCTAAAACTAACCAACTAACTTTTTTATAAGTATCATCGTAGCTTTTAATTAATGTTCCAATAGGAATATCTTTTATTTCTTTCCAGCCAAATTCAGTCAGAAACCGATGATTATCAGTACATGAAATTTTTCTTCCACTTAATTTAATATTAACTAATTTTTTATCTCCACGATTAAAGACATTAACAATTTTTTTGTATTCAAAATTTTCATTTTCTAAATTAAAAGTTAAAACTAATGGAACATTTTGATTATTGGTAAATAAATCATATAATTGACCAATAGATTTTTTACCTTGATTAGTTGCTATTTTTTGATTATACGGAAAACATTCATCAAAGAAGATAATATCCGCACTGCGTCCCATTACTCTATCACCATCTAAACCCACAGACTCAATCCATAAATGATTACCACCTACAAATTGCTTAAAATGTAACGAATCATTAGTGGAAGTAGATTGATCCAATAACGATTGCATATAAGCTTTGGGCTTTAATGACTTATTATTGGGATCTGATGGTAATGGGACCGAAGAAGAAATAATTTGATTTAATTTGGTTTTAGAGTAGGCTGCCGCTAATTCTAATTGGGGAAAGGCATGAATAATTCGAACCGGAGGCTTGCTGCCGGTGCCAAAAATGCCGGAGCCCATGAAGTACATTTCTAGGGCGGAGGCCATGGTGGTGGCGCCCACTTGTCTACCTTTCACGATAATGATCGGCTTCGAATTTGGCTCCAACGCCTTAATCCCAATATACCGATAAATCTCCGCAAAGGGTCGATATCCATTCCCTCGCAATCTAAAAGGCTTGCCATCTAATGTCAGGTTAGATTCCACAAAGACTACCGGATCTAACATCATCAATTGATTCTTTAATTTTAAAAATAAACTATCATCGGCCATAAATATTCACAAAATCAACTTCCCAAATAGATATAACTTTATAGCCATGTTTTTTAAACTCTACTTCTTTAGCTAAAGTTTGTTGATATAATTGACCAAAACTACATTTAGTATGATTATTAATTTTATCCGGACAAAATTTACTAGGATTACCATGCCAATAATCACCATTGAACTCGTAAATAGTTTTAGTCATTGGATCATATCCATCGACATAATATGACTTGCTTAAGTTAATTTTATAATTTCTAAATTTTGGGTCGATGCTCATTAAATCTAACCATCGAGTTTCGTTTTTGGATACTTTATTAATGCATTTAGCACAGCCTTTGCCGGCCAAATGATCATGCATCGTCTGCCAAAACGGCCCATGGATTTTGCAAATTATTTCTACTTTTTGGCGAGTCGAAAGAAATTGCATCTTAGAATAATCATATCGATCTTGATGCACTA